TCACGAATTCCCGGACGGTTTCCACGTTGGTGGACCATGCCCCTTGCCCGGCGATGATCGGGAGATATTCCGCCGGTTCGATTTCGTAGTAGGACTGTTGCACGATCTTCCGGGCGATGGCCGTCATCGTTGTGATGTCGATTTCAAAACCCAGGGCGTTTCCAATCCGGCGCCCGCTGCGGTTCCGGATTTGGCTTTCCGACCAATCGCAGGCCGCTTGCTCCTCGGGGTTCAGGATAAGGGGCTTACCGTCATGCCCGTTGACAACGCGCCGTAAAGGCTTACCGAAAACATCCGTGATAATTTTTGGCATGGTTAAACTCTCCTTTAAGCGAAAATAAACTTCTTCTTACCCTTTTACCCTTTGCCCTTTTAGGCGAAGTTGAGTGACGGCAACTGAAGCTTGACCCTGCACGGTTGCCCAATGTAGGGCTTATCCGAGAACGACCCGACAATGAGGGCACCCGAGGCCCCGACTTTGGGGGCAACAGCCCCGGCGCACGACAAATCCAGTTGGGCAAAATCGCCTTGGTTTCCGTTGGCAACCGGGAGCAAATAGATTTCATCCCCATCGGAAGCGTATTCGAACCGCATGCCCCCGGTGAAAACCTGGTCCTTGATGGACCGGAAAATGAATCCAATACAAGGGTCCGTAATGGCCGTGCATGGGGTCATGGCCGGCAAGGTGTTTCGGCCCGCCACGATGCCCGTGGGGTTGGTATTCATGATGGCTGTCGCGGCATAGGCCGTGCTGCCAAAGCCGGAATCCAGGAAAGCGGACCATGTGCCCGGTTGAGTCCCGCGCCCCGCCATGCCCAAGAGGGGAATCATGGCGAACTGATTGGGGTCCAGGGGGGAACCGGCAGCGGTCGTTGCGCCCAGTTGGGCCGAAGTTGCCGTAGCGTTTGCGTTTCCGGTATCGGTCACAACCACCTTGAAATACCATTCGGTGGCGGGCTGAAGTTGCTGAACGGTAAGGGTCAGTCCAGTAGCACCGGAAATGGCATTGGTCGCCGCAGGAGTGAACCCGTTTGTCAGGCTCATATACCATTGGTAGATATAAGGCCCGCTTCCGCCCGAGCCCGCCGCGCACGAAAGCTGTAAGGATGACGCTTGCGCCGAAACTAACGTAATTGGTCCAACCCCGAGTCCCATGGGAAACCTCCGTAAATTTTAATGGGCAACTTTCGCCCGAAACTTTCACCCAAAAACTTTAGGCCGTGGGTGAGTTGTGGCCTAGTCTGTTACCCCGCTTCAAAGCGTCTTCCCGGCTGGCAACCACCGGCTGCGTTGCCATTCCAAAACCATCCGGCGTAGATACGCGGTCGGGCGCGGTGCTGAGGTTCTCGATGCGCTTGCGAACAGCCAGGATTTCCCTCTCTCGCTCGGAAATCTCCCCGCTCTTGTTGGTTTTCTTGTTGGCGGCTTCGGCTTCCTTTTTCAGCTTCTTGGTGGCCTTCTCTTCCTCAGTTTCGGCCCCTTCCAGTTCCTCTTCGGTTTCCTCGACTTCCTCGGAAGCGTTCTCGGGATTGGTGGCCTTCTCTTGGTCTTTGAGTCCCTTTTCGTACTCGCTGGAAAGATTCTTCAGGTGGGTGTTTTCCTCGGCGAGGGCCTTGTGTTTCTCGATGAGTTCTCCAACGTTGCAGACTTCGCCGTTGGCCAGCTTTACCTTGTGATCGGGATGGGCGAAGATTTCTCCGCTTTCCTCGTTCTTGAGTTTCTCGTCCCAGGCGTTGATGATCTTGGATAGGTTGACGATCTTCCCGGTCTTCGGAAGTTTTACGTCCATGTTCTCGTCGATGTTTTCGGCATTTTTCCTCGTGAAGAATTCGAACATTTTAGAGACTCCTTTACTTGTGTTTGTTACCGCCGCCAACTCTCTTTTAAGGCCCTCGTTGTAGGCCTTGAATTCCTCCGGGGTGAGAATCTTGCTTTCCCCGTAACGTGGTTTATCAGTAATCAGCAAGTGTTCGTATTCGCCATCCACAACTTCAACGTTGTATTCCAAGTCGTGCCATGAACCAGGCCCCGCTTCGTTCGTCACCGTGTAAGCGTTGGAAACCGCGAAGCGTTTGTTCTCACAGGCCGCGATGCCCGCCGGGGACCATACCAGGATTTCCGCCCAGTGCTTTCCGTCCGCCTCGTTGAAGAAGGACTTGTTCACTATCCCATCGGAGAAGGCCCCTTGGGCCGTGCTCTTTACGAGAGATTCATATTCCTCATCGGTCATGTGTTCATCGCGAAACACTACCGGTTTTCCCTCGAAAGTGGGGTCCATCCTTCGGGCGGCTTCTTCTTTCACCAAGATTTTTTCGGCGGGTGGTTCATTCTTTCCTGTCATTCCTTCTACCATGTGCAGGACGAAGAACCTCTTGGCGAATTTCGGGATTTCCATTTTTACCCTTTCCTCCCGAAAATAAAAAAGGCGGGCCTTCCTTTCGGATGGTCCGCCTCTCGGTGTACGAGTCGTCGGCTTGAAACTTATTTTTTATTCGCCCGCTGGATTTCTTCACGCGGGACTTTATGAACAAAGGATATATCTGAAATCACCGCATGGTCAATCTTAATATGAATCTCCCCGAATTTTCTTCCCAGCGCTTCATCCAAATTTTGTACGAGGATTTTAACCATCTCGTCGGTGATGCGCCCTTGGTCAATGAGATTTTGAAATGGATTTATCATTTCCTGACCACCACGGGGATGGCCGTACAGCGGCACCGGTAGGGCTGGCCTGGATTGGCGTAGAACGGTTTTTGATTAGGTTCCGCCGTGTTAGGTGGGTCGGCCCACTCGAAAGTTTTTCCTTGGTCGCTCATCCTTGAGAGTTCCGCATGTCGTTTCCGGGTTGGATGCTCAGGCGTCCCAGGCACGGCCCGCCATAAATAGCGCGGCATCCCGGCGTTAACATACCTCTGTCCCGTGTATGCGGCCGTCAAAAGATGGCTTTCCTGCTGGGCCAGGAATTCGGCCTTCCTTGATGACACGCCGTAGGACTTCTTTATAGTTTTGGAAAGAGTTCCCCATCTGTCCCCCGCGAAATAGCTTTTCTTGACCTTTTCCCTAAGATCAGCAATCTGCTCTTTCGTGAATCCTTTAATTTTAAGCTTGAGGTTATTTTCCCATTCCTTAGAAATGTGGGCGGCTTCAGAGGCCGTGACTTGGGGCTGTACCCTAATCTTGTTAACATTGGACCGAAATTCCTTGTCCATTTTGAAGATGGCCTTATCGAATAGGTCCGAAAACTGGAAATCTTCCCACGGCTTTTTTTCGATGAGCCAATCCATCCGGCCAAGAATCGAATCAAGTTTATTTTTGAATTTGTATTCCGAGGCTGTAATGGCGTGTTGGATATCATCGGGCAGGTCCTTCAACTGGATTCGGAAGGTCTTCGTGGAGTTGTCCCATGTGGCCCCCAGTTGTTTAAGTTCCTTGGAACTTCCGGCGTCGAACTTCCCCGAGAATATCCCGCGATTGAAAGTGAGTTTCCCGGAGGACAGGGCTAAGTAAAGCCCTTGGAATGATGGCGAGGCGTTGAAAATCTTGACCGGAAACTTCTCATTCTTAACCAGCGGTTCATAAATGAGCCGCAGGAAAAGACGCTTCAGCCTTTCCTCGATCTCGTTGAGTTCGTCTTTAGGAGGCTTTACCGGCCTTAGCAGGAGAAGATTTTGAGGATTTGGGTTTTCCATCAGTCTTCCCCTTTTTCGGCGATTGGACCGGAGTCCCACCCAGGATAGAAGTCACGCGCCCTTGGCCTTCCTTCAGGGCCGCGGCGATTCTTTTTTGTTCAGCTTCAACTAATGGCGCTACGATGTTTTCCACGCCGGGCATGGCCGAGATAGGGGCCGGGACATTCAAGCCGGTGGCAGGATCTCGCCTCCATCCCTCTTGCCCGCGTTTCTTGTTTTCCTCGGCCTGCTCCTGGCGGATGACCGTGTTTATTTTCGGTTGCTCGGCGGCTTTGAGAACATTGTCGATGGTGTGGAAATGAATTTGAAGGGATTCGGCGGCTTTCATCTTGTCCCCGTCAAACTTCTTGATTCGGTCCCGGATGGCCATTTCCTTGATTTGGTCCATGGTCAAAAACATGAAATCAATACTCACTTCCATCGTTCCCATCGAATCCCCCTTTGTGCTTTTAAATCCCGGCTAGATTAGCTTTCCAAAAGTTGGATTTCAACCACCATGTTTTTTATACCACCAATTAACGAAGGGCCACTTGATTAAGCCGAGGGCCGCTTTGCTTACTTCCTTGGCTTTCTCCCATATTGGGCCGTTCCCTACGTGCAGGGCTTCTTGTAGTTCCTCCGGCTTGTAAAGGTTCGCACCCCCTGCGGCTTCGAATTCGGCTTTCTCATTCTCGAATTCAGTCATGTTTTCCCCTGAAACGTTATGGCGCTTCAATCCCTTGGGGTGTTTGGGGTCTGTGGTATTGGGCTTCTCAGGTTCACCTTTCCCCGGCTTTATCTCGCCTTTGGGCGCCCCTCCCTCATCCGAGGCCTTTGGCTTTCCCTCGGACCCCGGCTCTTCCTCCGTGTCCGTGGGATTCGTGGCCATGAGTTCATCCTCAAGCTTTTGCATGGCTTCATCGGTGACTTCTAGGCGCACGTCCACGAGGTTCCCGGAATTCGAGGCTTGGCGGGCCTCAAGCTTTGAGATCACGTTCTTTTCTAGCATTTGGGTCAGGACTGTGGCTTTTTGCGTTTTCACGGTTTGTTCATCGACGGATGAAAGAACCCTGAGCGGCTTGAATTCTATTTCCAGGTCATCGGGAACCATTTGGAAAAGTTGCTGACAGCGGATTTTGGTCATCTCCATGACCAAATACATGGAGTCATCCCGGACTGTTCCCTCAACCATCATGTTATAGTTTTCAAGGTCTTCTTCCCCGGCATTGAAGCCCGTGGCCGATAATCCGAAAAGCTTGGTCAGTGGGAATCCGAGTTCAGCGCATAGCCCGATGCGGTTGTCCTTCAGGATATCGGAAAGGCCGGCAAAGGTAAGTTGCCGCTGTTCGAATTTATCCTTGGCATCCAGGATGGTGGCGTTTTGGAAGTTCTTCCGCCCATTCGCGTATTCAATGCGTTTCATCATGAGCTGCTCGCCCTGGGGGTCGCTCATGGCCTGCATAAAACCGTCGATCATGAAAACGTCAAGCTTGAATTCGTCAATAACCTCAAAAACAACATCAGAGTGCTTCAGGTATTGATTCAAGGGCCGGATGATCATTTCCAGGATGGAAGCGCCCCAGCCACGGAAACGGGGACGGACAAAGCTTGGAATCTCCATACCGTTGACCCGTAGTACGCGGCTCTTATGGATGTTCTCGCCGTAATAGTTGAAGTTCTCCATGGTCATGAGTTGCAGTGCGTTGTTGTATCCATCCGTGTTTTGAAGCGTCCAGAAAAGCTCCCAAAGGTCCACAGCCCGGAATTCAACTTTGGTAGTTGGCCCAATGGCTGAAATGTCGAAAGGCTTCAAGGGGTCATGGGCCCGGGGGTTCTTGTCATCCGAGCAAAGGATAAGTGTCCCTGCCCCCCCAAAGAGCCGGGCCCATTTCTGCGTCCGGCTGGCTATGTTCAAGTCCCGTTTGTGGTTCATAAATAACAAGAGTTTTTTAACTTGGTCTTCGTTGAGCTGGGAGGTCTTAATCGTGATTCCGCCGCGGTAAGCGTCATCCACTGGCACATCCACGGCTTTTCTTACGATTCCATACTCCACGTAGGTTTCGGCGATGACTTGGCGGAAGTTCGAAATGAAATACCATCGGAGGTTATGCCAAACCGTGTCCATGTTGGACAGCATGGCTTGGCCTGGGAAATCAGCGGCTTGGGGAAATCCGAAAGGCGAGAAACCGAAAGTCTGGGAGAAAGGTCCCAGCATATTCAAAAGCCGGGTCATTGACTTTTCTTCAGGCGGGGGATAATCGACTTCGGGCTCGAACTTCAGGTTACGGACAATTTGTTTCCCGTCGATCATTGAGGCGATTTCACCGCCCGGGAGATAAATGGTTTTTGGATTGGACATTCGCGCCCCCCAGGATTCGGC